TCTGATAAGTGTTGTACATACTTACTTGCGCACTCTCACTGAATCCCGTGTTCTCAAGACCGCTTGTAGCCACCTGCTCTGCATTTGCACCGTATTTGTTGCTCTGCTTCTGCCAATCAACATAAGCCCCGGACTGCTCTTTTAAATAGTCCTTATTGGCTTTATCCTTCTGCTGTTCAATCTGCTCAATAGCAAAATCCGTATTATCTTGCTGTATCTGCTGTTGAGTGTTCGCCCACTCTTTAGAAGCATCAATTTGCGCCTGGTAATACTTGTCTGTCTCTCCAACCATACCGCCGTAAGTATTTTCGACTTCCGTTAATGCTTGCTGTTTATCGCTCTGCACCTGCGTAAAGCGTTCATCATCATAATTGATGTCGTAGCTATTTGCCATTTTTTACTCCTTTCTTGCAACAAAAAAAGATACTTTTTTAAAGTATCTTTCTAGGTCTTTTGTAATTATCTGTTGACCACATAGGTCTTAAATTTGAATAGTGGTTTAACCGTTCTAAATCTTCGTCATTTTCTGCTGTGCATATTGGTATGATATGGTCTATGTTCCACTTGTCTTTACCATGCCCGTAGTTTTCCATTGTCATACCGTCTTGAAATTGACTTTGAATGTAAGCAAGAAACTCCTCAAAATTACAACCGACTACATCCCACACATTTTTGGCACCTTTATATTCATGTTTCCTTAAATATTGGCGAATCAAATTAGTAAAGCTATTTCTAAATCTATACACAGAGTCGTTCTGCCTTCTATTTCTTTCATAATCCGTTCGTTTTTGCCTATTTTCTTCTCTGTATCTTTTATTGCTTGCTTTAATTTGTTCTTTGTGCGTTTCTCTGTATTTTTCAGACCTTTCTTTTTGTGCTTGTGGTTCTGCGTTATAGTTTTCCCTGGCTTTTTCATTCAGACGCTCACGGTTTTTATCTCTCCACGCTTTATGAAGCTCTTTTATTTTTTCACGGTTCGCTTCACGATATTTCTTGTCTTGATCTCTTTTTTTATCACGGTTCTTCTTATTCCACTCTCTCTGATATGCGTTTTTTTCTTCTCTTGTCACGAATATAACCACCTACCTCTCTGTAATATTTTACCTCGAAATAGGTGGTTATGTCAATCGTTAATCACCTCTTTATATACCCGCCAATATAACACTCAAGCGTTGCGGTTTCAAGGCTGTATCGTGTGTCAGAGTAGAACCTTAATTGAATGTCCTTAAACTTCTTCCTCTTGATTCTGCAAGTGAAGTAGTCGGTAATGTTCTGATAAGTACCGATTTCTTCCCACTCCGTTTTATCCGTCTTTACGGAAACTACAATATCTCCCGTAGCTTCGACTACACATCCTCTTTTATTGGTTGTTTTCTGAAACTGTGGATGCTTGAACTTGTCAATAGGTGTAGTCCAATAGCTTACTACCGGGCTTTCCATATCTGTAAGCGTGTAAACGCCTGCATCCGTTCCCAGGTAAAGCACACCTTCATGTACTTTGGTGCAAGTGATATTCTTGCCTAACTGCCAATAGAACCACTCGTACTCCATGTGATTTTCATTGCTAAATGTTCCTCTGCTGTCTGCCAGGTACACTTTATTGTCAACAAAAACCATCAGATAACCTTCCCACTCCTCAAGCAACATATCTTCGTAATTGGCTTCTGCCATAAGCTTTCTGTCAATCATGGAGCTTCTATGCGCTATTACCTGCTCTGTGGTAACATCACCGTTAATCGCTTCCATTCCTCTTTCACTAAAGAAAGCAATGTCATCATTAAAGTTAATTGCTTTTCCGATACATCCCGTGGAAATACTTGAATGTGAGCTTGGATAGATTTTGCCGTATTCACTATCAATCGTAGGATTGTGGTAAAATACCGCTGTATTCGCTTGTGAAGGTTCCTTAAACACCCATAAAGCATTATTTCCGGCAACCAAGCCCGTTACTCTTGCAAGGTCTAAGCCTTCGTTGTAGTAATCTAAGTCGCTACAGTAAGTCGGATCATTCAAACTACAATGCCAAATCACGTTAGGATAATCTTTATTTCCACTAAAAAACACTCTGTTATCAAATACTTGTAACAGAGTGCAATTATTAATGCGGTTTCTATATCCTTGTACCGTCTTTCTAAACTTAACCGATACATTGTCCTGACCGTCTGTAAGTGGTGCGCTTGGAGCTTCCTTAAAGAGTATTCTTCCACCCGTTGTATCGACTGTATAGGCTGTTATATCTACTTCCTTATCGTTTACAATTACAATAGGCTGGAAATCAGCGTCAATGCCTTTTGCGTCAAGTACATATTCAGTGCTTGTACCGTCTGCAAGGAAGGTATTGATACGAATACCCGTAAGCATATTTACATCTTCATAAGTAGTACCGCCACCACCAGGTTTCCTTCCAATGGATGTTGTAGGTGCATATCCTACTACTTCTCCAATGGTCTGACCGTCATACTGCAAATAATTGATACCATCCTTGAAGTACCAAATATTATTGTAAATAAAGCTGTTACTCTGTTTAGGATTTAAGCCGTTATACAACTCTGTTCTTGTACCGTCTGCAATCTTATACAGTGTTGTACCGCAATGTACCAGCATCATTTCTGTATTGCCAACCTTATAAAAGAAAATGCCGTACACCGTGTTATCAAAACCTTCGTGCAACTCCATTTCCGGGCGTGTTCTTATGCTCTCTGTTTCCTTATAGTCCTTCCATACATTCATACTGTCAGGACTTCTCATAAGGTTTACTTCTTCTCCTCTGAAATCCACGCCCCTAAAGGATGAATAGATACGGGGAATTAAGTCTGCCATTAAATATCCACCCCACCTTCAATCGTGATACTACCCATAGCATAACGGGGATCTAAACGCTGTAACATTGTTTCGTACCGCTGTGCATATATTGCTCCGTACTCTGTTGAAACGTCACTCTTTAACAAGTCACCTGCTACACCATAAGGAAGGATTTCTAAAGCATCTTGCGACAACTCAAAAGTGTAGGTATCTTCCGTTTCATCTGTGATAGCTTCCGGGTATTTGTAGTAATAGAATACTGCTTTACCATCATCAACGAACGCTACAATATTCTCTATAATGTCGTATGCACCATCAAAACGTAACAAGCGCAACTGATAGAAGTTTTCCAGCGTATTAATATCGAATAACTGATGCTTCTCTACATCCATTTCCTTATATGCCGGAATCTTCTTCATTCTTGCAAGCTCAAATTGCACCTGGTTAATAACGCTATTCAATTTTGCTTTAATGTCAGGATCATCGGTTAAACCATTACCGTCAGATATTTCTTCGATAAGCTGTAAGACTTTCTTTTTGATTTCAAGCAGTGTCATTTTGTACCCCCTTATAAGTCCTCAATACACTTTAGTTCCTCGATTGCTTCTGTTACCGTTACAAACTCCTCAACGGGCTTAATATATCCTCTTCCCTCTTCCTCAAAGATAAGAATATCGCCTTCCTTTAAGTGAATTGTAGTATCGTACTTACTTTCGTACCCTTCGCCCGTTACCTTAGTTACTGACTTGAACACAAGATTTTTTAAGCTCTGTTTTACATTATCGTTCTTATATTCAAGCTCTGTGTCCTTTGTTACTCTGATACCTGCCAACATATCAATACTAGGTTTTCTAATAAACTTTTCCATGTGTTTTCTCCTTCTCATTTCCTTTTTGTCAATACACGAATATTCATATACTCACAAAAAGGAAGGGGATTTCTCCCCTTCCTCTACTCCTTCTTGGCTCTAGGCTTCTTTGCTTCTCCCAACACTTCAACCATGTTAGGACTGATAGCCTTTACCCTTGCTAACTGATCGTCGGTTAAATTGTCCTCTTTACCAGCGTTCCAAAGCTCCCCGGTATCACCTAATATGAATGGAATTAATACTCTAACTCTTTTCATAGGCTACACCTTATGCAGTAGCAGTCAAAGGAACTTTTACAACCTGGATGCGTGCTTCGTCAATAACCTTGGAACCGAAAGTATCAAGACCACGGATGATGTCCTTGAAACGCTTCTCTGCTCTCAAAGCTTCAACCTCGTTAATCTGTCCGGCAAATGCAATAGCTTTCTTACCACGAACATCACAGTAAGCATGAGTGCTGTCTTTTGCCATGTTGTTAGACATACATACATCGAAGTCATCGTACTTACCTACGATACCCTTCTTGATGTATTCAGGGTTATCAGTAGACAGAGTAATCAAGCAGTTCTTGAATACATTGTATACTGCCGGGGTAATCTCAATTACGCCTTCCTCGTCAAAGTTACGCTCTCTCAAAGCAACGATTGCCTTGTCGATTGCATCCTTAACGGCATCCTGGGTAAGGTTGGTAGCAGTGGTTACGTTAGAAGTAACACCCTTGATAAGGTTTGCTACATAAGTATCACGGGCAACAGCAAGACCGTGTACAGCCTTCTCCTGGTACTTCTCCTTTAAGCCGGGTACGGACTGTGCCTGGTTTACATCATCAACATAGAAAGCAAAGTAGTTTGCCTGGTCGATGGTAAGCATCTGTCCCTTGTCGCTCATTTCCTCGATGGT